GCAACATTGACAGCATCAAGTCGAAGGCGCGTATCCTGATCGGCTGGGTTGACGAGGCCGAGCCGGTGACGGAAGTTGCATGGTCCAAGCTTATCCCGACGCTGCGCGAAGAGGATAGCGAGCTATGGGTGACATGGAACCCGGAGAGCAAGCGCTCCGCTGCGCACAAGCGCTTTCGCGAAACGGATGATCCGCGCTTTAAGGTTGTTGAACTTAACTGGCGCGACAATCCATGGTTTCCCGCCATCCTTGAACGTCAGCGGCAACGCGACCTGGAATACAGGCCCGACCAATATGACCACGTCTGGGAAGGCGGGTTTATTGCCCAACACGAAGGCGCATACTATGCCCGGCACTTGGCACAGGCCCGCAACGACCGGCGTATCGGCAAGGTTGGTCCCGATCCGCTGATGACGTTTCGTGCCGTGTGGGACATTGGCGGCACGGGCGCGAAGGCGGACGCAACGTCAATCTGGATGGTGCAGTTCATCGGCAACGAAATCCGCATCGTCGATTATTACGAGGCTGTCGGCCAGCCGCTGGCCAGCCATATCAACTGGATGCGTGAAAGCGGGTATGGCCGAGCGCAATGCGTATTACCGCATGACGGCGCCGCGCACGACAAGGTGTTTGACACCACGTACGAAGGCGCATTGCGCGCCGCTGGCTTTGACGTTGTCGTTATCCCGAACCAAGGCAAGGGTGCGGCTATGCAGCGGATTGAGGCCGCGCGTCGCTTGTTTCCGCAAATGACGTTTGACGCCGAGCGGTGCGCGGGCGGCATTGAGGCGATCGGTTGGTATCACGAGAAGCGCGACGAACAACGCGGCATCGGGCTAGGGCCGAACCACGACTGGGCATCACACGCCGCCGACGCATTCGGGCTAATTGCCATAGCCCGCCCTTTGCTGCTACATACGGTTGACGAATACGAAGAGTTTGACGCTGCCGAACCCGACATGGTCACAGGGTACTAGGGACAACTATGGACGACACAGAAACCTTGCCCGAAGCCATGGAAGATGAAACCGCTTTCGACGTCGATACGGACGTCGAGCGCAACGTCTCCATCCTTGACGCGCTGTCGGCACAGAACCTCGTTCCGCTGTTGTCTGAGCATGATGTCAACCGCATCGGCTATGAGGCGCTGTCGGAATATCAGACAGACCTTAGCACGCTTGGCGATTACCACGAGCGCATTGAACGCGCGATGGACATTGCCATGCAGAAGGCAAAGCCCAAGACGTTCCCGTGGGTCAATGCGTCAAACGTGATGTTCCCGCTGTTGACGCAGGCGGCTATCCAGTTCCAGGCCCGTGCATATCCGGCGATTATCGACGCGGGCGAAGTGGTCAAGGGCAAGGTGACCGGCCCCGACCCTGACGGTTCCAAGGCCAGCCGCGCGGACCGCATGGCCAAGCATATGACTTGGCAGTTCCTGAACGACGTTCCCGGCTGGGAAGAGGACACTGACAAGCTGTTGCTACAGCTGCCGATCGTCGGCTGCGTGTTGCGTGAGACGTGGCACGACCCGGTGACAGACCAGAACAACAGCGAGACGTTCGACGTCCGTGATTTTGTCATCAACATCAAGGCACCATCGCTCGACAAGGCGCCACGGTTTACGCGGGTCAAGCGGTATTACCCGCACGAGATTGAAGGCTTCATTCGTGCCGATGTTTGGCAGAAAGTGCCATACGAAGGCGACGATGGTAGCGACCCGCATAGCCTTGTCGAAGTGCTGGAACAGTTCCGTCTGATCGATATGGACGACGACGGACTGGCCGAACCCTACGTGGTCACCATGACCAATGAAGGTGCGGTGTTTCGCATCGTCGCTTGTTACGACGCGGACGGGATGTTCTTCAAGTCGTCGGCATTTGACGGGCAAAAGAGCCTGTCGGATATGATTGCCGAAAGCGAAGGCAACATCCAGTTGCTTTCCGATGCACGCCTTGTCCGCATTCAGCGCCGCACGTACATCACAAAGTACGGATTTATCCCGGCGCCGGATGGAACGTTCTTTGACATTGGCTTCGGCACGCTGACCGATCCTCTCGGTGCGGCGGTTAACACGATCATCAATCAGCTTATCGACGCCGGGACGCTGGCCAATATGCAGGGCGGCTTTGTCGCGGGCGGGACTAAAATCCGTGGCGGCAACATGCGGTTTACGCCGGGCGAATGGAAGCGTGTCGAAGGTACGACGTCCGGCCCATTGCGCGACAACATCATGCCGCTGCAACTGCCGGGGCCGTCCCCCGTCCTATTCCAGCTGCTGGGGATGCTGATTGACGCGGTGCAGGGCATTACGTCGGTTTCGGATATTCTTTCGGGCAATCAGGAAAGTCAGACCGCACCGACCACTGCGCTTGCCTTGATTGAGCAAGGGCAAAAGGTGTTCACCGCGATCTATCAGCGCATTCACCGCGCGCTTGGCCATGAAATCAAAATCATGCGCCGCTTGAACCGCGACTATCTGGACGTCACCGAGTATTTCAATTTGAACGACAGCCCGATGGAAGTTGCCCGCGAGGATTATCAGGACAAGGACCTGGATGTGCAGCCGGTCAGCGACCCGCGTGCCATCAACGACCGTGTCAAGATGGCTAAGGCGCAAATCCTGATGAGCCATAACGGCGACCCACTGGTTAATCAGGTGGAAATCCGTAAGCGCGAGTTTGAAGCGGCTGGTATCGACAATATTGAGCCGTTGTTGCAGGTTGAAGGCCCACCGCCGCCACCACCCGACGTGATGGCCAAGGCTATGGTGGCCGAGGCCGATGCACGCAGCAAGGACGCCAACACGGCCAAAACGCTGATTGAGGCCGCTGGCGCTGCATACACGCTGGGCTTGACGTTGGCGGACATGAACATCCAGGCCGACGCGCAACGCATGCTGGATGAAGGCATGGCGCTTGCCGATAAGGTGGGCGGCGAAATGAAGGGACAAGACAATGGAGAACCCGCTGACGAACCGGGACGAGTTCCTGAGATGGAGGGACAGCCCGTTAACGCAGGCTTACCACCAATTCCTGATGGACAGGGTGCAGGCCCTGTCGATGGCATGGGCGCAGAGGCGGGTGCCTTCGGACCATCCGGAGATGCTGGCATCCCAAGTGCAGGCTGAAACGCTGGGGGACTTGGCGGCGCTTGAATACAGCGACGTGCGTGATTTTTACGGACTGAGTGAAGGGGAGACAGAATGACACATTACGATCAACGCGAAGACTTGCATGCGTTGGGCCGCATGGAAATGCGACCGGGCAAGTTTACCCCAATGCCAAAAGAGTGGGTTGGGCACCATCAGCCCCAGAACACTTCAGGCATTGAACCGCTGGACGTCCGCGTCCTCGTGTATCCCGATCCCGTCGAGGAGGTAACGAAGGGCGGCATCATCCTTGCGCCTACCGTGACGGAAAAAGAGAAGTACGCCACGGTCAAGGCGACGCTGGTCGCGGTTGGCGTCAACGCGTTTGCCGAGGCCAAGGCAAACCCCGCATTCGTATCACCGCAGCCCGGCGACCGCGTAATGATCGCCAAATACGGCGGCGTGAATATCAAGGGTGACGATGGTGGCGAATACCGCCTGATGAACGACGAGGACGTCGTGGCGCTGTTGAAGGGAGCCGCATAATGGAAACCGGAGAAGCAATCGACACGGGGGACGCTACGGCGTTTGAAGAGGCCCCGCCGCAACGCGATTACGACAGCGAAGCGCGGCAGATGGGTTGGACGCCCAAGGAAGAGTTCAAGGGCGACGAAAAGCGCTGGATCGACGCAGAAACCTTCGTCAAGCGCGGCGAGGAGGTCTTGCCGCTGGTCAAGGCGCAGAACAAGAAACTGCGTCAGGACATGGACGACATGCGCCGCCAGTTGCGCAAGGCATCCGAGCACTTCGCCAAATCAGAGGAGCGGGCTTATCAACGTGCCCTTGCGGACATTGAGCGCAAGCATGCCGAAGCGGTAGACGTGGGGGACCACAATTCCGCCAAGGCCGCCGTCAGTGAAATGCGTGCACTGGAAAAGGACTTCGAAGCGCGCACGTCCGACCTGCCAACCGCCGATGAACCGGACGAGGAGCCGTCGAAACTACAGGCCCGCGTGGCCAAGTGGATCGATGAAAGCCCATGGTACGGCGCCGACGAAAAGCGCACCAACTACGCCGACTTCGCCAGCAATGCGATCATCACGCAGCACGGGGCCTTGCATAAGTTCCCCGGGGGCCTGGATGCCGCGCTCAAGGAAATCGAACGGCGCGTCGATGCCAAGTTTGCCGAACGTCCGCCGACGCCCAACGCCGCGCCGGGCCGTGCCGCACCGGCCAAGGGTGGGCGTGGCTATGCCGAGTTGCCGCCCGAGGCCAAGAAGCTGTGCGACAAGTGGGTCCGCAGCGGCGTCATCAAGTCGCGTGATGATTACGTCAAATCTTTCCAGTGGGATTAAGCCATGACCGATGAAGACACCAACCCCGTTCGCCGTGGCCGTCCTCCTGTGAAGGACAAGGCCGCATCCGAAGCTGAAAACCTGTCCACCCCGCGCGTTGGTCGTCGCCGTCGCGCCAGCGTTGGGGGGCACGCCCTCAAGCTGTCCGCACCATCGCGTGACGGCTTTGTGCGCCGCTGGGTGAACGACAAAGACAACCGGCTTGCGGAGGCGCAAGAATTGGCGTATGACTTCGTGGAAGACCCTTCCATCAAGTCAAACGGTGAGGGTTCCAAGGTTTCCCGCCTCGTAGGCACTAAGGCGAATGGAGAACCTTTGCGCGCATATCTCATGGAAACGCCTGTTGAGGAATTTCAGGCCGGGACCAAGGAGAAAGAAGCGCACCTCAAGGAACTCGACGAGGCTATGCACGCCATCGTTGACGAAGCTGGCAAGCGCGTTCCGCAATCGGAACAGACTGGCCGCGTCTCCATCCAGCAGGATCGCTAACGGGCCGATGATGGCACCTAGCGCGGTCTTGCATCGCAAAGGGTGCCATCATGGCAAACAACAACGCGCCGTTCGGGCTTCGTCCCGTACAGAATATGGGCACCGGCCCTTACGACGGTGTCATTCAGCAGTTCTCCGTTCCCGCAGGCGATGCCAACGCAATCTACATTGGCGACCTCGTCAAGATCGCAGGCACCGGCCAGTTCATCAACGGTCAGACCTTCACCGACATCGCTATCGCCGCTTCGGGTGATGTGTTCGTCGGTGTCGTTGTGGGCTTCCTTGCCGAAACCCGTGACAGCCTGCTCTATCGCGCCGCATCGACGCAGCGCATCGCTCTTGTCTGCACCGACCCGAACGCACTGTTCGAAGTCCAGCAGGGCAACAGCGGCACGGCCCTTACCGCCAACGACATCGGCCTCAACGTCGATATCTCGGTGGTCGCGGGTTCGACCGTCACCGGCCTTTCGGGTTCGGCGTTCTGATCTTCCCATTGGTCTTCAATGTCAATTGCTGCAACAGGAAATGCGAATGTCAAGGCAAGGCCGTCGCCATCATCAGGCGATGATAGCCCGCGCGCTTTCATGTGTTCCTTGCGTTCAAGCTGAATTTCATCACGCGCATTGAAACTGTATTCGACACCGGTCAGGTCCGATGCAAGCTGGTCGTCATCGGGAATGGCGCCAACGTCTAGCCACTCACGCATAATCGCCCACATTTCAGCGCGGCGGTTGGCGACCTTTTCGCCATTCGCCAGTTTGACCGCGCCGAGGGGCTTTCCGCCGAATTGAATACCAAAAACCGGCGCGTTCATCTGCCGAAGTCGGTCAACTACGCCAGCGCCGATGCCACCTTCGTCGACAAAGACAGCTGTCGCATTGTGTATGCGGATACACTCCAGGACGCGCGCCGCAAGCTGCATCGTGTCTACTTGACGCAAACGTATCGGCGGGATTGTCTTGGCATCCCGGCCACGGCGAAAATAGATCGTGCTGGCATCGTCGCCAAAGCGGGCAACATCAACACCCATGACAAGCGCGTCGGTAACATCCGGCTTGCTGACCCGAGCGCGAGCCGCCTCAACTTTTGACTGCGCAATGAATTGCAAGGATGATGTAGAAGGGAAAAGCCCGCGAACACGGACCTTGGCAATGTCGCTCTCTTCGCCATAAGTGGCAACCATGTTTTCGAGGTAGGCCTTGTTGGTCCCCTCTACCGTGCGGCTGTCAATGTGGCGGGTTTTCCAAAGGTTCCGAAACTTGCCAAAACACTCCCGGAAACGGCCAGTGTTGCGGGTAGGGTTGCCGAACGCGATCCAGATGATTTCCGTGTTCTCATCGGTAAGGGCGCCTTCGGTGACCTCCCATACCTTGTCCGCGATGTTTGACGCTTCGTCAAAAATAATGACGATGCGCTTGCCCTTATTGTGCAGGCCAGCGAACGCCTCTGTGTTGTGCTCAGACCACGTTACCGCGTCAACGCGCCAGCTTTCATCATGCCCGGGGAATAGCGAAAAAATCCCGGTCTTTGTCAAGCGCCACCAATGCCGGGTCAGCGCCAGGTTGCGCCACTTAAGAACCTCCGGCCACGTCTTTGTGCGCAACTGGCTTTCGGTGTTCGCCGTCAAGACAATGCGCGTATCCTCGCAGGTGTCACTAGCCCACGACACCAGCATCGAGATCAGTGCAGATTTACCGATGCCATGTCCCGATGCCACCGCTATCAGCAGAGGCGTAAAGCGCGTTTCCGGGTTCTCAAGGTGGGCGCGAATGTCTTCCATAACATCGCACTGCCATTGACGCGGCCCCTTCGCGTCCGACAACGCCCCTTCGCCAAACGGAAACGTGTAGACCGAGTACCCAAGCGGATCGAACGTAAAACCGGCAATGTCATCAGCCAGCATCACTTCGGCGCTGACGGGCTTACTCGCCATTGAGCTTAGCCACCTTGGCGCGGCGGGCGGATATTACATCAGCAAGCGCATCGGTGACGCCGTGCTCAATGTGTTGCTTCTCACGCCACTCCTCAGGGTCGGCATTCTTGAGCGCGAACATGCGAGCGGTAACTGCCGGTCCATTCTCGGCGGAAAGCATACCGCGCTCAAGAGCAAGCGTTCGCTTTGCCTTCCCTACGCGTGTAGCTTCCGAAAATTCAGGATGATTATCGATCCATTCATTGATTGTGGATCGCGCTACGCCGATTTCGCCAGCGAAGGCTGTAAGCGACAAGCCTGTTGCCATCGTCTCGATGACTTCGTTGCAGTAGGCTGGCCGGTATTTGGTGGGCCTGCCCCGCGCGGTAGTGTCTGTATCCGCCATGGTTACCTGTTACACGATTGCTTGGCTTGGAGCAAGGGTGTGAGATGTTTTGCGCTTTATCGCTCAGGCATTTTGCTAACCTTCATCCACGAGGCGAAAACACCCCACGGGTCATGTGGTGGCTCCCTGTCCTTAAGTGCGTATGCATATCGGCGTAAGCTAACCCTTTTGCCAAACCAAAACGGCCATGACCGACGTGTCCTTGATGAGCGCCATGCCCGATAAAGCGGGTCGTCCCCAAGTTTAAACGGCAATGCATCTGCCATTCGCGCGGCCATCACTTTACCTTCCACTCAGTAATAGGACGCCACTTGCTGTAAATAAACTTCGGCTTCCAGAACTGCCACCAGCGGCGATCGCGGTTGCGGTGCCAGACGATGTCGTCGTCAGATGCGTCGTTCATCACTTCACCTTGATCCTTGCGACTGCGGTGTCGATGGCTTCGATGATGCAGGCAGCGATAACCAGCATCAAGCCCCGTGTTACCATATCAGGGTCTTTGCCGAAATACATCATGCCAGCGCCGACGATTGCCCAAGCCCATTTCATCCGAAGAAGCCCCCGGCGTAAAGCAGCACAAGCACAACTCCATCATTAAACAACAGCTCGGGCGCTGACCAGTTGTCTCGAGGTTGTCCGTGCTTTGCGAGGACAAGCCCAAAACTCAACGCCATGAGCACGATCAATGTAATCTGCGGCCATCCCATCACGGAATATACCTCTCAGGCAATTCCCCACTTTCAAGCATCTCCATGATGATCGAGGCGGGGCCGCTGATAGCACGGTCGCCAGTTGCCCAGCGATGGATTGTGGAGCGATCGCCAATGCGAAGGACGCGAGCCGTCTGCGCTACAGACAGGCCCCTTGATTGGCGGATTGTGTTGAATTCGGTGGGGGTCATGCTGCGTAATCCGAAACGCGGCCAACAAGATACCGGGTGCCATCTGCCCCGCCGTACGTCTTGTCAGCATCCTTGAGGGCGGAAATCGTTCCATCGTGGTGGAAGCGAATGGTAGCTGCGTCGTAGTCGGTAGCCGTGTCGATCTTGGCGATGATGTCGGTGCGTTCGAGCTTCGTCATTTCCGTATTCCCTGTCTCGGTGGGCAGTGCCCGTTGCTGTTGAACCCCTTCTAAGTGCATCCGTAGCGTTTGGCAACAACTAAATGCACATGGACGGAATTATCTTTCCTCCCATTCCCGGCAAAACGAGTTCGGCGAGACGGTGGGATTGTAGAACCTGGGATACCCGTCCTCTTCACGCCCGACGAAGACAGGCGGGGCTACCTTGCAAAACCCGTGTCGCTTGGCCGGGGCTTCAACGTAAAATGCGCAGTTCTGGCAGACTTCATCCATGATTGTTCTCCTTGTTGTGGGGCAGTGTAGCGGGGTTGGGGTGGTTAGGCAATCATGATGGTGTTGCTTCCCTGCGCTGCCGGGCCATCAGGGATTTCATCAGTGGGTCAGGCGCACCAATCACAGCCCTTGGAGTTTCGTCCTTCACCCAATCGGCTTTGAACGACTGCCAACCCCGGACAACGCACTCGGTCAACGCGGCATCCATCGTCCACCCGGCCCTAGCAGCCTCCCGCCCAATCCCGGCCATCGCGGTCTCGGTCAGCGGGGCGCGCTTCCGCTTTCGCAAATCTCCAAAGTCTCTCCAAACGCTGGCAGACACCCCCTCAGGCTTGGCAGGGGTTCCCTTACGCGCGGGTGTATTATCCGGGGGGGTATGGGTGGGGGGGTTAGATATATTTTCATTGGGGGGGAGGGAAAGGGGGGCGTCACAAACGTCACCAACCGTAACGAGTGACGCTTTGTTGCGCTTGTTGTCTCGATAGCGCTCTTGGCGGATTGCTCCGGCGGAGCGTGGGGTAGGTTCAGCGCGGATCTGCACCTCCATATCCTCGATTGCGGCGATCAAGGCGTCACCTGTTACGCCAGCCGCCATCAGGTGACGCACTGCGGTAGCGATGATGCTCATTGGCCACCTCTCACTGCCTGATAAGCCCCATGGAAGCGACCAAACGCGCTGCCAGTTTCACCATTGCGACGCTTAGCTAGGATAAATTCGATTGCACCCTTCGCCACGGACATCTTCTCCATCCATTCACTGCGCCCCGGCTCGCCCTCGTCCGGCTCATCTTGGCGTAGATAATACTCTTGGCGCAAGAGGAACAAAACGGCGTCGGCGTCCTGTTCGATCTGGCCGCTGTCACGAAGGTCGGCCAGCATCGGGCGCTTATCTGGCCGGTTCTCAACCGCACGGGAAAGTTGGGCTAAGGCGAAAATGGCAATGTCGTTATCCTTGGCCATCGCCTTTAGTCCGCGCGATACTTCCGAGACGGCTTCATAAGTTGACTTACCCTTACCGTCCGGGTGCAGAAGCTGGAGATAATCGACCACAACCAATTCCAGCTTATACCCATTGGCGACCATGCGTCGCGCGTGACGGCGCACCAAACGCCTCAACCTGCCAATGGTAAGGCTTCCGGCATCAACAATCTGCAAGGGCAGGTTGTGAGCCTTTGCTTGAGCCTTGCGCACATCGACAAGCTGGCTGGACGTTAAATCCCCGTCGCGAATGTTGCTGTAGAAAATACCATCCCGACCGTTAAAGCAAAGGTCGGCGGCCATGCGCGCGGCGAGTTCAACGGATGACATCTCCAACGACACGAACAGCACGCCATGTCCCGCCTCAGCAGCCCCAAGGGCATATGAAAGCGCAGCGGCTGTCTTACCCATGCCGGGCCGACCTGCCCCAATAATTAATTGCTTAGGGCGCATAGGGCCTAGCAGTTCGTCAAGCTCGGGAATGTTCTGGCACACTACCCCATGGCTTTTTTGGGCATAGCTAGCCAGCAATTCGTCGAATGCCTCTCCGCCGGTAGGCTGGTGGACGCCATCATCCTTGTCCTGCGTTATCGCGGCGTCGGCGTGTGTCACAATGTCGGATGTAGGCACGTCAAGATTGCTACAGGCGTCTGCGGCCTCTTTTAGGCCATCTTGCATTCGGCGCCGGACTGCTAACTCCGCCAACTTTTTGGCGCTATCGACAACCATATCAGGGTATCCATTCAGGACATCCCCAGTGATGCGGGCGACATAAGCCATCCCGCCCACATCCTTCATCGCGCCATCATCCACAAAGTGCGGCTTAAGGCCGACTGGCGAAATCGTGCGGCCCTTGGCATTCTCGGCTAGAATAACTTCAAACATCCGCGAATGCAGGTCTAGTGAGAAATCCTCAGGCAAAAGGATATCAGACACGGTTTCGATAATGGAATTGTTGATCAGCAGTCCGCCAATCAGTCCGGCCTCAGCCTCAAGGTTCGATAAGCTCACTTGGCCACCTCGAACGCCGTCAGGAACCGATCAAAGGCCCACGCCCTCAATTCCTGCCAAGCCGGATTATCAACAAGGCTTGGGTTACCCTGTTCCAGCATTGCAAGGGCTTGATGCGCGGCATAGGCATCGACCGCCTGTTGCTCGCAAAGGGTGGTTTCCGGAACAGGGTTGCGCAGCGCGCCAATGTTCTGTAAATCAGTGCTCATTCGATTGGTCCTCCTATGACCAGTTGATAGGGCGGGGATTGAGCACTGCTAATGCTCTCCTCGCCCGCCCTTCATATACCACAAACGAACCTAACGCAACGCCATCACTTGAGTACCCGAAGTTCTATCTCCGGATAGCACAGGCGGAACAAGGCGGCGCGCAAGGGGAAGTCCCTCACGATCATACCCTTGATGTCCTCGGCAATTAGGCGCCCTCCCTCGCTGTAAACGAAGTCCGGTCGGTACTTGGCTTTGTGCCCATTGCCCATGACGATCGGCGTTCCGTTGGGTGCCAGGATATAAGTCGGCTCGATAACGAGAGCGTCGATCTGGCCCGCCCTAAGCAGCAGGTGCAACTCACAACAGCGCGCAGCCTCCCGCTTGGAGGCGTGGCGGTGGCCGTGGCCACATTCCGTTGGCCTTGCGCCAAACTTGTTAGGGCGGGCCATGGCGATCAATCCAGACCCAGCGCGGCGCAGTAGGCGTCTAGCACTGCCTGCATTTCCCGGCGATCGTCGGGCTTCATGCGACGCAGGCGCACGATCTGGCGCATGATCTTGGCATCGTATCCGGCGGACTTGGCTTCGTTGTACGTGTCTTTGATATCCTCTCCGATACCCTTCTTTTCTTCCTCAAGTCGCTCGATACGTTCCAGCAGGAGGCGCAGGCGATCATCGGTCGTTTCGGTCATATTCAGTCCTTCGGTTCAAGAATGGAGAGAGGGGGCAGGCCAAGCAGCTGGCGCAGTTCGCGCGTTTTAGCCTTGACCAGTTCCCTGTTTGAAAGCCCGTTGCGCGCCTGTGTTGAAAGCACCTTGGCCGCTTCGGATGGTGTGATTTTGCGTCGAAACCATTTCATGTGATAGTTCCCTTTGCGATGTTCCTTTCGTGCAGTTCCAGTATGATCCGCCTCCTATCTGGGGCACGATACCCCATGTTTCTTAGCTTGAGATTGTTCGGGCGAAGGTAGTCAGGGCACCATGCCTGCTTGAGTGCTTGGGTTGACATACGCTGGTTAAAGTCAGGGGCTGCCATTTGTGACGCGACACCCTTAAGCCAGAGCTTGCCCTCCCTGCACACCCTTCGACCCGTGCATGACTTGCAAAGCCCGCCCTTATTCCTGCGGCTGATCTCTGCACCGCATTCGGCACAGGTGCGGATCATCGCGAAAGATACTGCTCAAGGATCAAGAGCGTTGTCCGGTTGAATGGACCTTGGCCCTTCATGAACCGGCGAACCGTCGCATAGTGTAGTCCGGTCGCATCGGACACGCGGGAAAGCACCCTGTCCGCCAGTCTATCCCTAATTTCGTTTTCGTTCATGTGCGCATTCCTTGTTGACTTGAGCGCACATTAGCGCGATACGGTAAGCATAGCAACGGAGAAAATGGAAATGGATAACGCGAAGAAATGGCTTTCCGAACAGGTCAACACAGGGGTTAACCGCGTTCATGCGGTGCCATGCTATTTAACGCCAGCGCTTGCATCCGAACTGCTTTCGCGAAACATCGAAAACCGCAACGTATCGCAGCGCCGGATTGAGGTTTACGCCGACGACATTAAAGCTGGCCGATGGGCTGAAAACGGCGAGACTATTGTGGTCTCCCGCGAAGGCCTGCTTAATGATGGCCAGCACCGGTGCCATGCCGTTGTCGCGGCTGGTGTACCTATCCAGACGATGATCGTGTTTGGGGTTGATCGACAGACGCGGACAACAACGAACCAAGGAAAAGCTAAGGGCGCAGGTGATTATGCGAGCATGAACGGCGTTGTTAATGCAAACAACGTCGCGGCAATGGCCCGGCTTGCTGTTGCATACGAAAGCGCCGGGAGCTTTGAAACCTCAAAGGTGACAAACTCTGCCACACTGGAATATATCAACACGCATCAAGCGGAACTTTCTGAAGCTTTCCGCAAGGTTGGGAAAAAGTGGCAAGAGCGCATCAAGGTATTTTGTGCTCCTAGCACGGTAGCATTTTGCTACATGACCTGCGCCCGTATCAATCAGCAAGCCGCCGATGAATATTTTCATCAGATTTGCAGCGGTGAAGGGTTGATGTCTGGCGACCCGGCTTTGACGGTGCGCAATAAGTTGATGCAATTGAGCAAAGCTCGTGGCCCGAAGATCGAAGTTATATTCCATGGGTGGAATGCGTTTCGGAGGGGTGAGCAACGCTCATTGATCCGCGTCAATGGCAGTCTGCCAGCACTCGTTTGATAGGGGATACTGCAATGACAGAAACAGGCATCATCGGGGCACTGGCCGCCGCCCTGCCGAAGCTGGAAGGGGCAAAAAAGAACGCCAACAACCCGCACTTCAAAAGCAAGTACGCAGACCTCGGCGCGGTCATTGACGCGCTTGAACCTATCGTCGAGCATGGGCTTTGGTATCGCCAGCAGTCGCACGATAGCGACAATGGCGCGATGGTCGAAACATTCTACATCCACACCAGCGGCGAGGAAAAAAGCGCGGGAACGCTGTTCATGCCCGCCACGAAAAAGGATGCTCAGGCGTTCGGGTCTGCACTGACCTACGCACGCCGCTATGGCCTGCAATGCGCGTTCGGGCTGGCTACCGAGGATGACGACGCTAATGCAGCGGTTGCAGGCGCTAAGCGTGAACCTGCCCAGCGTCAGGAACCTGCCCGCCAAGGCCCGGTAAACGATGCTGAATGGGGTATCCTTGCGGACCTGATCCAGCAGACGAACAGCGACACAAAGGCGTTCTGCACAGCGTTCAAGATTGGCAGCGTTAAGGATATGCCCGCCGCGCAGTTTGAACGGGCGCGGGCGATGTTGAACAAGAAACTGAAGGATATGGCCGGTGCATAATATCTACTTGGATTTGGAAACCATCCCCTGCCAGTCGCCCGAATATCGGGCCAAGGTGCGGGAGAATATCAAGCCACCGGCCACGATCAAAAAGCCTGAAAGCATCATGGCTTGGCTTGAGGAGAACGCCGAAACCGCAACGGACGAAGCTGTAGCTAAGACCAGCTTTGACCCTGCATTCGGGCACATTTGCTGCATCGGCTATGCTATCGGTGACGGCGAGGTTAAAAGCCTGTCAGCCGAAACCGTCGAGCAGGAAGCTGACATCATCCGCGCATTCTATGCCGACCTGCCGCAAATGGGGCTGGCCTGCTTTATCGGCCACAACGTCGCCGGTTTCGATATGAGGTTCATTCTGTGCCGTTCCATCGTGTTGGGCATCCGCATTCCCAAGATCATCCCGCGCGATATCAAGCCGTGGTCGGATACCATTTTTGACACGATGACTTCATGGGCTGGGGCGCGGGGCACAATCAGCCAGGATCGTTTGTGCGAGGCGCTGGGGCTTTCGGGCAAGGGTGATTTTGACGGATCAATGGTCGCTCAGGCATGGGCTAATGGCGAGCATGAACGGATTGCAGCATATTGCAGGTCAGACGTTGAAACCGTTCGTGCAATTCATGGCCGCTTTGTCGCGGTCGGATATTAAGGGGAATTGAT